GATCCGGTTTAGGGGGGTGGCATGACTTTTGCATTGAACATTTCCAAGCTGGTCAAAAAATACAACGGCAACGTGGACAAAGCCGTTAGAACCACTGGGTTTGAGCTTGTCCGGCGCGTGGTCAACAACACCCCCGTGGACACCGGGCGGCTGCGCGGCAACTGGCAAGCAACCATCGACGCGCCTGCCATGGGCACGATTGAGCGCGAGGACAAATCAGGCCAAGCCACGATCCAAGCTGCCATGCCCGCAATCAAGCAAATGACCGGGCGCGTGTTTTGGCTGTCCAACAATTTGCCCTACGCATACCGCATTGAGTACGAGGGCCATTCAAGCATCAAAGCCCCCGCCGGGATGGTGCGCGTATCCATCGCCGAACTGCAAGATAGTTTGGCCCTATCGCAAATCAAAGGCCGATAGTAAAATTAAATCCGCCCAATTCCGGGCAATCTTTTTGCAAAGAGGTTTTTCATGGCATTAATCACCCCAACCACGGCAAGCGCTGTGGGGGCCACGGTAGTCAATACGACCACCATGACCGCCGCTGACACGCTTACCTATGACAAGGCGCTGAATCAAATTTTGATTTTGCGCAACGGCACCGCTGGCCCGCTTACGGTCAACATCAAAGGCAACACGGCAACGTCTGCAAGCGTCAGCGGTATCGGCCCCGTGTCGCTGACTGGTGGATTTTCCACTGGTGCTATCGCGGCTGGTGCCACCGTGGCAATCCCGCTGAACACCATCGAGCGATGGCTTGAAGGCTCAGTCGTCAACCTCACGGGCGGCACTGGCATTTCTGCCCAACTCATCCAACCCGTTTAATTTTTTGAAAGCGATTCATCATGTCCAATGACGTTTTTTCCTCCGTTGGTACGGTTCTTGCCGTTTCCGCATCCCTCCCGACCACTGAAAACTTGACGGGCTTTGAAGCCCTGACATACACGGCAGTTGGCCTTGCCTCCGAAGTGCCCGAGTTCGGCGTGCAGCAAGCCATTGCAACATTCGTGCCATTGTCCACTGGCATCACGATCAAGCGCGGCGGCTCGATTGACAATGGCGAATTGACCGTGCCGCTGGCCTTGACCGGCTCAGACGCTGGTGAGGGCATTTTGCGCACCAAGGCCGAAGGCACGCCAACGAGCGACAAGCGCGTGAGCGTCCGTGTTGCTTTGGCAAACGGCGACTTTGCCTACTTCGTGGCCTTCGTCAACGCATTCCGCTACACCCCCGGCAATGCTGATGCAATCGCCCAAGCCTCTGTCGGTTTGGCCGTGACATCGACCGTTGTTTACGACGCAAACTGACCCCATTGATGCGCCTAGGGTAGCCCCCGAACGCCGACCTAACCCACCGGCTGGCGCATCACCTTTCCGGGTTGTAACTTTGAGGGACAAAGCATGTCTATTTTTCAACTGAAAACCGTTTCCGCTGACGATGGTGTCGTTATGACCATTCGTCACCCTGAGTCCAGCCTGCCCATGGATGGCCAGACAATCACCCTGCTGGGCACTGATTCGCGCGTCTACCGCGAGCACATCGCCAAGCGCGAACGGGCCATGATCGAGCATGTGAACGCAACGCACAAGCCGCCAAAACTTGTGCATGAACAAACCAAACAGCGGGCGCTGGATGATCTGGTGCTGCTGACCATTGGCTGGACCCTTGACGGCATCGACGGCAATCCCGTCGAGTTCACCAAGGAAGCGGCCCGTGATCTGTACGCAGACGCTGGCATGGCATGGCTTCGTGAGCAGGCCGAAGCCTTTGTGCAGGATCGCTCAAATTTTTTGCGGAAGTAAGCGCGGCTCTGGATCTTTACGTCAGGCACGCATCGTTTTTACATGCGGTGCCTGAAAAGTCCAAGAAGTCACGCTTAGAGCAAAACCCGCAAAGCAGATTTCCGCCTCTTGATTGGGGCGGGCATTTGATTGGATGGCTTTTTGAGGCTGGCCCTGTGCTGTCAAGTGGCATGGGGCTGGCCCCATTGTGCGACCGTGACGTGGTGGCGTGGCAGGAAAACCAGGGCTTGCTTTTGACGGGCTGGGAGTGCAGCACCATGATTCGGCTATCGCGCATCTACGCCAACGGCATAAGCCAATACAGAGACCCGAGAAGCATACCCCCATGGTCACCAGATGTCCGTGAGGAATCCGTCAAGGCGGCAACCGAGGCAATGCAGGGCTGGCTAAAGAAAATGGCGTCCAGGTAGGCTACCACTTTTTAACCGCACCCGATAAAATCAAGCCATGGACATCGCCACGCTCAAAATCTCAATAGACACGCGGGAGGCATTGACCGCCCGGCGTGTGCTTATAAGCATCGAAGATCAAGCGGGCAAGACCGAGAAAGCCACCATAAGGATGGCGAAGCAAAGCAACCAGGCGCTCGGCGATATGTCGGGCTTTATCGGGCGCGTGGCTGGCGCTTTGGCCGCTGCAAACTTAGCGCAGCAATTTATCAACGTGGCCGATTCGGTGACGGTGCTGAATAACCAATTGAAGCTGGCCATGGGCGCCGCTCAGGCGGCTGGGCAAGCCTACAAAGACCTCTACATCATCGCCCAACAATCGCGGGTTTCGTTCACCAGTTTGGGCGGCACGTTTGCGCAAATCCGCAGGGCGACCGAGGATACGGGCCTGAGCTATGGCCGCTTGCTGACAGTGACCGAGGCCATTGGTAACGCCATGGCGGTGTCAGGTGGAGCTGCGCACAGTATGAACGCGGCGCTGATCCAGTTGCAACAGGGCTTGGCATCTGGCACATTGCGCGGCGAAGAACTGAACAGCGTCATGGAGCAGACGCCGCGACTCGCTCAGGCCATTGCAGACGGTTTGGGCATCACCCGTGGGCAGCTTCGCGCAATGGGTCAAGACGGCAAGCTGACGAGCGATGCCGTCATTCGCGCACTGGAATCGCAAGCTGGCGTACTCAAGGGCGAGGTGGCCAACTCCACACTGACAGCAGGGCAGGCTTACATCGTTATGGCAAATGCCACGACAAAGATGATCGGGCAATTTGACCAATTGACGGGCGCAAGTGCTGGCGTCGCTTCGGCCATGAGGTCGGTTGGTTCGGCCATGGATGGGCTGGGTGTTTTCATTGAAAACAACAAGGAGGGAATTTTGGCGATTACGGGCGCACTGGCTGGCGCGGCGGTCGTTGCGGGCATCGCCAAAATGGCGGGCGCTATCGGCCTTGTGACTGCGGCGTTTACGGCGCTGACTGCGGTTATTGCGGCTAACCCCGTGGGCCTTGTCTTGCTTGGGATTGGTGCAGTCGGTGGGGCTATTGCTGGCATGAATGCGTACAACAACGCCTTCGCAAAGACCCGCGAGGGCATGGTTGAGACAATCAAGCGACTGGAAGAAACCAACAAGTCAGTCGAGAAAAGCATTTATGGGCCACCAAAAGCGGCGGCGATGCAGCACGTAGAGGCGCGCCGGAAACAAATCGAAGGCTTGCGCAAAGAGATCGAAAAGCTGGACGCAGCGGCAATGAAGGCGGGCGGCGGGTCTGGCTCAATTGGCAGCGGCGACACCGCATTGATGCGCGAGCAGGGCAAGGCTTATGCGGCCATGGCCGGGGAGCGTCAGAAATTCATTGACGGCGCAATGACGGCCACTCAAAAAATGAATGCAGAGCTTGAAAAGGCTCGCAAGGCATTTGGCGGCATGGTCCCTCAAAACGTGGAAGAGGCCATCAGGGGAAAATATGCGGGGGCAATTGAAAAGGCAACCGGCGCAATTAAAGAGATGACCGAGGCGCGAAAGCGCGATCTTGAGGTGGGCGAGCTGCGAAACAAGTTGGTCGAGGAAAACGCCAAGCACGAGGCCAAAATCTTGCAAGACATGGCCAACCTGCACGAAGACAGCCTGAAGCCTTTCCAGCAAAGCCTAGAAGCTCAAATCAGGCGCGTTGAGTCACTGCAACTGGAAGAGGCGGCGGTAAAAATGGCGCGTGAGTTGAATGTCTCACTTGCCCAAGCGGTCGAGATGGTCAACATCGCCAAGCTCAAAGAGCAGCAAATCGCGGCCATGGGAAACCCCGAAGCGGTGGCGGCTATTGAGCGCGAAATTGAAGAGCGGAAAAAGCTGATCGACCTGATCGGCAGCAAAGAGGCGCGTGAAGCGTCAACCAGGGCAGCGGAAAAATCGGCGGCTGACTGGAAGCGCACGGCAGATAAGATTGAGGACGCATTGACTGATTCCTTGATGCGCGGCTTTGAAAGAGGCAAGGACTTTGGGCAGAACCTCAAGGACACGCTGGAAAACATGTTTAAGACCATGGTTTTGCGCCCCATCATTCAGGCGACCATTGGCGGCATTGGCTTGGGTGGCGCTGGTGGCGCATCGGCAGGGGGCGGCGTCATCGATTCCTTAAGCAACCTGCGCTCAATCTACAGCGCGGGAACTGCCGCCGCTTCCGTTGGCGGTCAGTGGCTGGCGGGCACCATGTCCAGCGCCAATGCGGCAGGCACCATTGGGGCCAACATGACCGGCACCGGCATAGACGGCCTGCTGGCCAGCAATGGCGCGTTTGGCACAGCGGGCAGCACAGCCATCAAAATCGGATCTGCTGCCACGGCGATGGGAAGCGCTTTGGTCGGATTCATGGCGGGCAAGATGATCAGCGGCGGATACAGTGCGATTGGCAAAAGCGGCAACACTGCCATCGGCTTGGGCACCGGTGTCGGTCTTATGCTGGGCGGCCCCGTTGGCGCGGCCATTGGCGGCGCAATAGGCGGCATCGTCAATCGCCTTTTTGGCCGCAAAGCGCCCCAAGTCACAGGCGAATCATTGCGCGGCTCTTTCAGCGAATCAGGGGCCGACACATCGTCAGCTCAAAGCTGGTTTCAGCAAGGCGGGTGGTTTAGGCGCAGCAGAAGCGGCACAAATATCACGGCGGTGACTGGTGAGATCGATGCCTACATGGACGCGACCATTGGAAATATGTTTTCTATTGCGCGTGAGGCGGCGCAAATTTTGCGCATAAACGCCGATGTGATCAATGGCTTTACTCAATCAATTGATTTGAATTTGAGCGGCCTGAACGAAGAACAGCGAAACAAGGCCATTAATGACGCATTGGGCGGCTTTGGTGATGCACTCGCTCAAAAGCTAGGCGCGGAATCGATGGACGCGCTGGTGAAGTTTGCCCAGCAAGTCCTGCAACAGCGCACCCAGCTTGAGAATCAGTTGTTGCAGCTTCAGGGCAACACCACCGAGCTACGCAGGCGTGAGCGCGATTCCCTGCACGAATCTAACCGGGCCATATACGATCAGATTAAAGCCTTGGAAGACACTGAAAAAATCCGAAACGCATGGAAGGCTATCGGCGATGGCTTAATGAATGAAGTGAACCGTATTCGCGGCATGGTTGCAATCGAATCCGGGTACAGCTTGGCCTACCTGCAAAGCGAGTTCGCCATTCTGACGGCGGCAACACGGGCTGGCGACCAAGTGGCTGGCGGCAAGCTATCCGGCGTGGCGAGTGCAATAAGTGAGGCGGCAGCTATGGAAGCGAGAAGCGCCCTTGAACTTGCAGTTATGCGCTCGAATGTCGCCAACTCACTGGAGCGCACGAATCAGATTGTCACGGGCGCACCAGTAAGCGTGAACACGCCCATATTGACCTCAAACGCAGCCGAGGATACCAAGGCCATGCGCTCGCAAATCGAGGCCCTAAACGCCCGTATCAACGAACTGACCACAAACAGCAAGGCGGAGAATCAGGCGCAATTCAATGCCCTCAATCGCTTGGTGTCGATCATGGACAACGCCACGCAGGGCGGCTCAATGGCGGTGCGAACAATCAACGGCGAGACTGTGAAGACATCATGAAATTCATCAAGCGCATCCCGATAACGGCGGGCATGATAAGCAACGAACAGGCGCAACAAACGGACCTTTGGTACACCAACGAATCCGGGGCATTGGTTGCCGTTGCCCCATGGGTATCCGGTCAAAACGTGGCAACTGGCGACCGCAGATCACACGATCAAAAGGTCTGGCAAGCACTCAACACGCACGCAAGCACGGCAGAACCTGACTTATCACCGACACTGTGGGCATTTGTCGCACCGACAAACCGATGGGCGGCTTTTGATGATGCCGTTGGAAGTGCCATGCAGGAAACAGGGTCAATATCGTTCACCCTTACGCCGGGCGTGAGGTTTGATTCTTTTGGGTGTTTGGGGATGTTGGGGGTCGAGTTGTCAGCGGAGGTTATCGACCCAATCATCGGCACGTTTTACACCACCACCATCCCCTTGATTGATGACGAAGAGCCCGTTATTGATTTTTGGACGTATTGCTTTGCCGGATTCAAGCAAAAAGAAAACATCCTGGTCACCGGGCTGAACAGTGCAAGTTATACCACCGCCCGAATCAAAATCACAATCAGCGGCGCAACAACAAGCGACCCCGTGAAACTTGGGACGTTCAATTTCGGCATGGTGCAAGTATTGGGCATTACTGAGATGGGCATGAAAACGGGCATCACGAATTACTCGTCCTACAATGTTGACCAGTTCGGCGTGACTCGAATCATTCCCCAGACATTTGCAAAAAAAATCAATGCCAATGTCATGGTTGACCGTGCGAGCTACAACACGGTGTTTCAATCATTGGTGGACTACAAAGACACAGCCGTGATTGTGTTCCCGAGCGATTCTGAGGACTACTCAAAAGCAATTACTTACGGCCATATCCGTGAATGGTCATTGTCGATTGACTACCCAACTTATACAATGCTGCCCATTGAAGTGCGCGGCCTAACCTGAGAGAAAACCCATGCCAGTACCCATTCCACCAACAACACCCGGCGCACCGCCAGCAGCGCCACAGCGAAGCGAGCCGTCCACGTATTCGGCAAGAATGGATGCTTGGCTTCTTTGGTTCAATGCCTCATTCTGGACTTGGCTTTTCGATCTCGTTCCATGGATTCAAGCCCGGGCGAATGACACCGAATCATGGGCGAATCAGGCAAGCCAAAGCGCAACCACGGCGGGCTTGACGGCCAATGCTTCGATGTGGAATCCGTCCACCAACTATGCCCTCGGTCAAAACGCTATCAGCCCGACCAATTTCCAGACGTACCGTAGGCGGGTTGCCGGGGTAAGCGCCACTGACCCGGTGAGCGATACAACGAATTGGGCGGCAGTGGCGGCGGTTCCTGATGACTCGGTGACGTTTGCGAAGATGCAGAACATCGCCACGGCGGTAATACTCGGGCGCAGCACGGCGGGCACTGGGGATGTGGAGGAGTTGACCGGGGCGCAGGCGGCGGCATTGATTCCAACGCGCATCCAACCTATCAGCGCCTCAGTCGCGGCCAGCGCCATGACGCTCACGCTCAACCCAACCACGCTGGACTTCCGCAGCGCCACACTGGGCAACGGTACGGTCAACACGCGCACGGTCAGCACAGCCATCAGCCTGACTATCTCCAGTGGCTCCACGCTGGGCACGGTCAACGGCGTGGCATCGCGCATTGCGGTGCTGGCGATTGACAACGCAGGCACAGTGGAACTCGCGGCGGTGAATATGGTGGGCGGCGTCAACCTTGATGAAACCACGCTCATCAGCACCACGGCAGAAGGTGGAGCAGGTGCGGCTGACAGTGCCACGGTGGTCTATTCGCAGACTGCCCGCAGCAACGTGCCTTTCCGCGTGGTGGGCTACGTTGAATCCACACAGACCACGGCAGGCACTTGGGCCGCTGCGCCATCGCTGATTCAAGGCCACGGCGGGCAGGCAATGGCTGCGATGCAGTCGCTTGGCTATGGGCAGACTTGGCAGAACGTTACGCGCAACGTAGCAACCAACTATTACAACACCACTGGCAAACCCATTTTGGCAATTTACACAGCAATCGTATTTAACGGGCAGGAAGTAACTATTGCGGTTAACTCAGTAAGCGTTGCGCGTGTTGGAAATGACAACTCTACAACATCAGTCAGAAGCATTTTGGTTGCAATCATTCCTGCGGGTGCGGTGTATTCGTTAAGTGGAACATTTAACGGATGGGTCTCGCAGGTTGAACTTCGTTAAAGGAACAAAATCATGCACTACAAAGCCCCCGACAATTCTTTGCACTTCCTTGGCGACGACAGTTTCGCGCACCTGCTGCCCGCTGGCTCTGTGCCAATCACAGACGCAGAAGCTGAGGCGTTGCGGCCAGCACCGCCCCCAGCACCAGCGCCTGACACCGAAGCACTACGCAAAGCCGCATACCGCGAAGAAAGCGACCCACTGTTTTTCAAGTGGCAGCGCGGCGAAGCAACTGAGCAAGAGTGGATTGCGGCTGTGAACGCCATCAAGGCGCGGTACCCTGAGCCAACCTGACCCACCGGGAAACACCGAACAAGGCTGACCAATGCAATACCTAGTCATCATCATCACTGCCCTTCATCTGTCCATGCCCCTAACGGCTATGGCTCAGATACCGCCAAAGACCCCTTTGAGCTATTCGCTGGCCGAATATGGTGTGGTGCTTGCCGCCGCCCTTTTGGGTGGCTTGGCGAATTGGTACGTCAAGGCCAAAAACGGGCCAGACGGTTACAGCCCTGCCGCTCTGATCGGCGAATTGTGCGTCTCTGCGTTCGCTGGTGTAATCGCGTTTTGGCTTTGCGAAGCCTTCGATGTGCCCCCCCTATTGACCGCCGCAGCCGTGGGCATGGCCGGGCACGCTGGGGCGCGCGGTTTGGACTGGCTCGAACGAATCATGAAGCGCAAAGTTGAATCGACAATTGGAGGTGACAAATGACAGCCATTCTTTCATTTTTGGGCAGCGCGGTTTTTCGGTGGCTGCTGGAAAAGATTTTTAACATCGTGGAGCGCAAGCAGGACCACGGCCAAGAGCTTGAGCGAATCAAGGTGCAGGCTGAAGTCGATGCGGCCCAGCACTTGCGAAACCTTGAAATGCTGGAGGTTCAATCGCGCTTGAAGCTGGATCTGGTGAAAGAAGAGCACCGTGGCGCGTTTGAAGCTGCCGAGGGTGCAGCTTTCATCGAATCCATCAAAGCGGCAAAGCCTTCGGGCATTGCGTGGATTGACGCATGGGGCGGGACTATTCGCCCGATGGTTTCGACCGTGTGCGTGGGCATTTGGCTTGCGTCATTCGTTCAGCGCGGTTTTGTCGCCAATGAATTCGACCTAGCCCTGATCGGCTCGGTGATCGGTTGGCACTTCGGTACCCGCTCGCTCATGCCCGGCAAAAAATGAGCCTTGCAGCCGCCTTTATCAAGCGGTTCGAGGGGTATGCCCGGCGCTTGCCCGATGATCGCTGCGTGCCCTATTTATGCAGCGCCAAGGTGCTGACCATTGGATACGGCTCCACGGGTGAGGGTGTTCGGCCCGGTGCAGTGTGGACACGCAGCCAAGCCGATGCCCGGTTCCAAAGGGACTTGGCCAAGTTTGCCGCCGGGGTGTTCGCGCTTTCGCCGGGTTTGCGCGATGCCACGGAAGGCCAACAAGCGGCCATCACCTCATTCGGATACAACCTGGGTCTTGGGGCGTACAAGAACAGCACCCTGCGCCGCGTGGTAATCCGTGAGGACTGGCCCGAGGCTCAACGGCAATTGATGCGATGGACACGGGCAGGCGGTCAAGTGGTGCGGGGGCTTGTCATTCGCAGGCAGGCCGAGGCTGCGCTGATTGACTTGTGACATCGATCCGAGCCTGATCTTCGATTTCCTTTTGCGCCATCATCAAGCGTGAGCAAAGGCCCAGCGCCTTCGACGCCAGCGTGACTAGCTGCTTTTGCTGGCGCTCGATTTTTGCGGACGCATGAAGGCGGGTGGGTCTGTTTCGTTTCATTTCAATCACCTTTCTCTGTGATGCCGTGGGCGGCCAAAATTTCCATCACATCATTGGCCGTGTAGAGGCACGGGCCTGTTGCGTACCCACCCCATTCGCTTGCGCACTTTCCTGGTGGTAGCGTCAGCGGCACGGCTGGCTGTGCGGGTGGGTCGGTGTATAAGTTACGAATGGGCCAAGAACCATCTGCCAAAGTGTCTTTGTAGTGTTTTTCGCTGATGAAATCATTCCAAACACCGTCACGGCCCTGATACTGACGCGCCACAGGCTCCTGCACAGATGCCGCCCTCTCATCAGCACGGACAAGGGCAACAAGGCGGTTAACTTCTTTGGTGACACACACATTGGCAATCAGAATAGCCTCTGGCACATGAGGCAGAACCCCGCGCAATCGCATCACATCAAACCCAGCCTCACGGGCCATGTCAAACGTGTCTCTCATAATGTCCTCGCTTTCAATATTTGCAGCATTGTTTCCCTGCACTCATTCCACCCCGCCCGATAGTCGGGGTTTTCGCTGTTATCGGTGATTGCATCGGGCACGGCTGGCTGTGCTGCGGGTTTGGTGGTGCGTGGCTTGATAAGCGCGTCGATGGCCTTCAAGGCCGCGCCAATGATCTCTTGGTCTTCATCCTCAAGGCCAGTCGCGGCGCTCAGGATGGTCCTAATTTTTTTTAATTCTTCAAGTGTCATGTCAAAAACTCCCGGCATTTGATTTGAATATGGGCAGGCAAGCCCGTCGATTGATGTTTGGCGATCAGCTCAGGGCATGGGCTGGGCTTCGGCTTTGTCTGGTGATCCAACAGCATAACGACCAACCCGCTTACAGCCATCACAGCAAAGGTCAGCAGCATGGCAGAAGCCAAGTAACTGAGGTATGCCCGCCAAGATGTGGCAGGCAAAGGCTCGGGGCCTGGCCAGCGTTGGCCGATCTTGGCCACTGTAACGGGCTTGCGGGCGGGGCAGTCAGGCCCCTGTTGGCAGATGCCGTAGTCATCGCAGCAGTTCATTTATGAACTCCACCAGGCGATTAACAGAACGGCAATGCCGATGCCAATGGCAAAGGCCAGGACGTAACCGGCGATGATCTCGCCGATATTTTCATTCTTGTCTGACGACAGGCTCTGGTATCCCGGCGTCCAGTGGCACTCATTAAGAGTGCGGGGGGTAACGAGGTTTGAGGGTTTCATTTTCTTTCTTCCTTGATTGGTGGTCCGGGACAATCCCCGTCACTGCCCGCTGTCACCGGGCAGGGGCTGGTGCTGTTAGTGCTTATCGGCGGGCGTGCTCAATCACTGGGTGCTGCTTCCCACCTCGAATGCCTCGATTTGAGACTGACCCTGTAGCAATAAATTCTGGCGCATCAATTGGACCCCCAGACATCCCGCAAATAAAGGACCAACCGTCATTTGTGCAAACTTCCAAGCATTGACGCGACCAGTGATCCGATGTGAGAGTCCCGATTTGAATTGGGCCTTTTTCAAAATTTGTAAGCATGTTTTCTCCTTAAAACTTTATTTTGCTTAAATCATTCCATGTCTTATTTTGTATTGCACGGTCAAAAGAAATCATCGCCCTTGTTAAGAAAGCAATATCTTTATGCTCACGCCACAAAACGTGCCATGCTTCTGAAACATAAAGCGCAGACAAAAGCCTTTCTAAATGAGTCATTTTTTTCATCTTAAATTTGGCAAAAAGTGCCACTATATTCACCAACCAAACGGATTGATAAAACCATTACATTATCAATAACCAATGATTTTTCATCACTGCTTTTTGCAAAACGAATTGCTGTCAAAACTTTTTTGGCTTTTGCGCTGTTTTTGTATGTGACTTCGTAGACGTTCATTTTTAGCCCCGTTGCGTTGTTGATGCCTCAATTATTAGCCCTCAACCCTTCCTGAAACTTACAAACAAGGCTTTTTTTCTAGGGACTTTCCCTAAGTTGAGGCCCACCATTGTTCTTTTCCTTGAGTTTGGCTTCGGTGTTGTCCATCAAGTCGCCAAGGGTTTCCCATGGCATTCTGCGAACAGTCAACTTGTCCTCATCCGTCAGCCCAACCCATTCCCGTGCTGCGGGTGGGGTGTATTCCATCGCAGCATTGGCTATCTTTTCCACCCTTTCAAAGTCATTTTCTGGGCCAGTCTCGCAGTAATCGTCAATCCAGCGCATCACAATCTCAAGCGCCTCACGAATATTTTGGTATGCAAGGGCGTGGTTATAGGATGGGCTTTCTAGCTTTTCTCGCAGCTTCTGCATTGTTTCATTTGACACAGGTGCTGGCTGTGCTGGTGGAATGGCTGCAACAGCTTCGCACATCGGATCCGCGCAGCAGGCCCCGAGGTTTTTACACCCAAGGCTACAAACGCGCTTGGCAGGCTCCTGCACAGGTGCCGAACGGACTTGCCTGATAGCGGTGATGGCTGCATTTACTTTGTCTACACCAGTACCCGCCCAATTGGGTGTGCTAAACGGCTCCAACGCCTCCAGCGCCAAGTCCAATGCTTTTTTGATTTCGGGTGTCATGGCTGCCCTTTCGTGACCACAGAGCGCCACCACGAACGCAATTGACCGAGCAGGGAGTTTTCCTTTCGCTCTTGGCGCAGTCGCTCCTGATACTCAATGACGGCGATGGCATCAAAAAAATCAATCGGCTCACCCATGCGAACTTTATCGCTTAGTGCTTCCAACAGGTCGCAGTGTGTTGTCATGGCTGGCCCACCTGTGTTTGTATCGCTCATGCTGCGTGCTCCATTTCAAATTCTGGGTGGTCGAGTCCTTGCCCATCGCGTTCACGGCGCATGGCTTCGGCAAGGTCATCTTGGATTTGGTGGGGTTTGAGCAGGCCCGCCATTTGCTCGTACACATCGAGCATGTCGGTGATGGCGCTCAGGGCGGGGCCGTCAAAGCCCCATCGGCCAGTTTTGTAGAACCGGGATTTGCAGCGCAGCAATGCGTCACGGGCGACAAGGCAAACCGATTCAACCAGCGGGCTGATTTTTTCGGCGCGCACCATCGACACATTGCAGGCATCGGAGAGGCAAATAAAGTCGTTGCTCTTGCCTTCACCAAGGCGGATGCGCTCAAAGGCCAAGCGACAGGGGGCAACAATTTGCCCCTTTTCTTCGGGCGTGAAGTCTTGAAACTTGCCCATGGTCCGGTAGATAGTGGAGGGGTCTGCCTGCCATTTGCGCTTGGCTTTTGAGGCGGTGCGGTGCTTGGTTTTCATGCTGTGCCACCTTTCTTGTCATCGGGCAAAGATAGCGCCCAATCCAAAACCTCACGCTTGCTGTAAAACTTCAGCACTTTCCCGTGCGTTAATGCCTTTGAAAAAATCCAAACAAAAAACATTCCGACTGTGATAATTTGCCACGCGATGGATCGCCCATCTGCCAGCAAAACAAGACCGGCAGTTATTGCAAAGGTAAATACATCACTGACCATGCTCCCAATGACGGACTCATAAAGTGCAATGGTGTGTGGTGGTTTGTTCATATCGATCTCCAGAAAAAACCCCGCACGGTGGCTGGGTTGGGGTGGATGGATCATGCCGCTTTGTGCAGCATGTTGTCGTTGGCGGCGCTGCCTTTGCGGCGCAGCGTCGATTCGTATTGCAAGACCAGGGCGCGGAATGCGATCAGGTCACGCTCCATCGCTTCGATGTAGTCGTCGTCGCGGTCGATGTGCTTCCAGTACAGGTCCAGCTTGGCGGGCTCCAGCGCGGGGCAGTACAGGCCAAAGTGCCACCACTTGCGCCCGGTGATCCACATGCACCCCTGAATCTGGTCGATGTACTCGGCAATGTCGTTTTCAAGCAAAACGGGCATGAGGCTGTCTGGAGACACCAAGCACTTATATTCGGCCCCGCCATCGTTGCCGATCAGGCCGTCAGCGCTGGCACCAAAACATGAATCGTCGGTTTTCACAAACCCGGCTGTCTCCACGATCACCCCGGCTTCTTCTTCGTGGCGGGCACGGGCCATGGGTTCAAGTTCGTGGCCGCGCTTCATTTGCCATGTCTCAAAGCCTTCATCCAGCGGCCTTCCACTGATTCGCTCAATGGCCAACTTGAAGGCGTACTTTTTGGCGGCTTGGGTGAAGTCGCCTTTGTTCGGGCCGGACTTGAGGCGTTCGCGGGCTACTTTGAACATGCTGGCGGTGATCACGCCTGCACGGGCGGCGTGCCATTCTTCGCTGCCCTGGGTGCATTGAATGAGGATCATGTCGGTCTCCAAATGAAAAGCCTGCACGGTGGCGGGCTGGGGTTTCTTGATCGGGTTTTGATTAACCGCGAAGCTCGGCCAGTCGCTCGTCAAAGCGTGCGTTCAGGTTCTTCACTGCCTCGTTGTCGGTGATAGCGTTGATCCAGTCAGCGGCCACGTAGAGCGCATCCTCGTTAGAGGCTGCATTGATCTTGGCCAGCACCTGTTCGACTGTGACTTCGCCCGTAGTCTCGGCTGCTTTCGCCTCCGGCTCAACCGTTCGGGACTTGTCCACATCTGAGGCTGCGGCTTTCAAGCGTTCGTGTTCACCGGCCAGCAGTTTACGGTCTTCTTTGCTTGCCGTCTTCCAAAATTCCTGATAACCCGCCATGCCTTTGGCTGCGGCGGCTTCGGCGGTGGCGATCAGGGCAGGGCTGGCGGTTGGCTCAAGCACCTCGGCGGTGCCCATATCCACCGGCACCGAAAATTCCTGCAACTCGTCCGGGGTGTAAACGCCCAGGATCACATCGGGGGCATACAGGCGCGCCCAACGCTTTTGCGCCAGATAGGCCAGTTGCTGCTTGGGGTCTTCCGTCCACAGCGTTGAGTTGCGGGTGCGGGCTTGGGTCATCAGCAATTCCAGCATTCGCGGCCCTGCCTCACCCTTGATCGTGGCCCACACTCGCACGCCAAGGCCGTGCTCGTCGTTTGTGTTCCAGTCCGGCATCATGTATTTCTTGGGGTAGCCGTTGTCGTCCTTCTTGGTCTTGCTTTCAACCATCTTAAATTTGCCGACGATTTTTTCCCATGGACCAAACCACTCAAAGTTGAAGCGGTCGGCCAACAAACTGCTGGAGTTGATCACGCTGGCCACAAGCTGGGCCTCGTAGCCCAAGACCCCGTTAATCGGGTAAGTCTTCTGTGCCACTGCAAATGGGTTCATTCCCCATGTGGTGGCCTGCATGACCACTGCCAGGCAGTCGCCGGGTTTGCCATGGAAGTGCTGAGGCACCGTGCTGCGGGCGGTAGCCATGAGGTTGGCGAAGCGCTCCATGCGCGCCAGCGCGTTCATGTCCATCATCAGCGCGGCGCTGCTGGTGTTGAAGGCGGGGGCAGGTGGTGTCTGCACTGCTGCGATTTCGGTGTTTGTGGTGGCGTTCATTTTGTGCGCTCCTTTGTGTATTGCTCTTGGGTGATTTGTTCGGCCTTTGCCTTGCCCGCTTTGCCATCGTTCTTTTTGGCGTGATCGGCGTTGATTGCCTCGGCGGATTTCTGCTGCGATGCAATGAATTTGTCGGCATCCCACACGCGATGCTCGTTGACGTAGCTGTTGCCCTCGGCGCTGGTGTGGCGCATGTAAATAGTTCTGGCGTTCACGGCATGACCTTTGCAAGTTGGTTGAGGTGTTTGAATTCGTCGGCCCGCTCTGCAAGCCAACGGATGGCTGTCGCCAGTGGTACATCGCGAATGTCGGCGATGGTCTGCGCTAGGTCTTCAGCGCATGGTGTCTCATCCAGCGGCGCAGGCGCGTCAATGACAGGCTCTGGCTCAAGCGAGTCAATGAATCGACGTGCGTTCTCGTCCGCGACCGACTTTTCGGAAAGCACGGGCGCAATTGGCATGATCTGCCCCAATGCTTCGCGGGGATCGTCGGCCAGCACTTGGGCGGGCTTTGCAGCCTCTGCCTTGCGTGCTTCCAGTTCAGCGGCCTGCTGGGCCATGGCTGCGGCTTGGCGGTCGAGTTCTTCCTGTTGGGCTTTCATGCGGGCCAGCACTCGGACGGCTTCGGCGCGTTCCGCTTCCAAGCGCTCACGCTCTGCGGCCAGTCGGGCGTTTTCGGCTTCCTGCTCGGCCTTGATGCGGGCTTGCTCTGCCTCGGCGGCTTGCTTGGACTCGATGATGTCGCAAATGGCTTCGTCGGCGGCGATCTTGGCGGCGTGCGCTGTGTCGGTAAACTCGTCCAAGCAGTTGTTGAGCGTGTCGATGGCGCACAGCTTTTCAAGAATCTGCAAAGCCATGGCGCTGGTGCGACACTCACGGGCCAGTCCGGGGTAGCTGCGGATTGTGGCGATCACGGCCTGGTGGCGCTCGATCCGGTCGCGCTCTTTCTGGAGTTCGGCCTCTTTTCGCGCTGCCTCGGCGGCATCCCA